AGCTAGCGGTGCCTTCGCGGCCAACAGGTCGCGCCCGAAATCCGCTTACGCGGGGTCGAATTCCCCTTTGAAGGGCTTGAGGGTTTGAGACTGTCTCGGTCAAGTGGCGACATGATGCCTTTCTATTTCAACATGCTCGTAAGTCCAGTTTCATATGCCATGAAACAAGGTCGAATTAGCACTCTCGGCTTCGGACACGACGCATTAGGTGAAGCTTCTTATCTACCCTTATTCAAGGAAGAAGAGGGGTATTCTATTGCTGAAAGCGATTTCTCTGGCTTTGACACGACTATTAGACCTGCTTACCGTAAGTTATTATGGTCCATGTGCCGTGAGTATGGCTATGATGAGAAAGCGCTCGATTTACTTGAAGAGTTTGAGAATTATGTAACAGTGTTATCTGCACCGTGGAATACTGCACAAGAAGGAAGTGCTGCTGTCATTTCAGGCAGGCTTGGATTACTATCTGGTCTCAAGATCACTAGTGAACTAGGTTCAGCTCTATCGGCCGCAGTCACCCTGAAGGCGCTAGTAGTATCAGGTGCGATGACGCAGCAGCAGGTTATCGACGGCAACTGGCCTCCATTTCTGATGCTAGGAGATGACGTCTTACTTAAAGTTAAGAAAGGCTCCTTGAATGAGCAAGCTTACTCCGATGCTTGCGAAGAAGAAGGATTGAAAGTCAAGTTTACACCAGGGCGCCGCTTCTTAATGAATCACATCTTCGATGGCGTCAAATATGGCGTTGCGAATCGAATAATACAACAAACTGCTTTCAATGAAGATAAATATGCGCATGAGGGGCAAATTTTCATTGGAATGGCTTCTCGATTGAGTAAACCTCTCTTTCCTGAACATTGGGCTTTATTGCAAAGCTGGGCGAAGAAGATGGCCGGTATTGTCGCGCTGCCAGAACCTTTTGAGATTCTGGCTTCGCAGGAGCAATCGGTAGCGATATCCAGATTGCTGAATCATCCATCAGTCGCGCACTTCTTAATGACGCGCGCTGGAGAAAGCTGGCTCGTCGAATTATCCCAGAAGGCTGAAATAACTCAAGCTCATGCTACTATCCTGGCTGATTTACTAGCTAAAGGATTCACACCAGATCTGCCAACTGCTTATCAGAGAGCAGAATTGGTTAAAAGATTACTGGCTAGTACAGCAGATCAGATCTTAGAGGGTAGGAGAGAAGTATTTAACAAAATTCACGGCGTACATTAGGAGGTACTATGATTGTCAAACCTGATGAAGGCTTAAACCAACTCGCTTGGATTAGGACTTTCTTTGGAAACAACGCACCGTCCACCGTACCAGGCGGGATGTCGAAAGGACCTTCCTCTGGCACTATGCTTGGCGCACTGACTGCTACGACGCAAACTCTATCCGATCTAGCTAATCGCGCTTTTAATGCCATCTCAGGCATTATCAAACCGTCTAAGCCCATAACCACTGGGACTTTCACTGCGCCCACTACCGCTCCGAATCCGGTTACTCAGACGATCCAGACTTTAACCACTAAGGCTTCAGATTTCTTGAAATCCATATTCAAAAGTGGACCGATACCGGCGACGGTAAAGAAAGGATCACAGGATAAAGAAACTGTTAAGTATCTTCAATCTAAGTTGAACGCCGTCGGCGCGTCGTTAGTTGTTGATGGCATCTTCGGAGCAAAGACAGAAGCGGCGGTCATTGCGTTTCAGCGGGCAAAAGGGTTAACCGCTGACGGAATAGTAGGACCTAAGACATGGGCTGCCTCGAAGGCGCTAATGTGATTGAGATGCCT